ACAAAATCAATCCAAGGCTTAGGCATAGGATTCAGTGATCCAACAGATTGGATTTCAACAGGAAATTACGCATTAAATTATTTGATGACCAGTGACTTCAACAAAGGTATTCCGTTAGGCAAAGTGACTGTACTTGCAGGTGAATCAGGAGCAGGTAAGAGTTACATAGCATCAGGTAATATAATCAAGAATGCACAGGATCAAGGCATCTTTGTTATACTGATTGATACAGAGAATGCATTAGATGAACAATGGCTACAAGCACTGAAAGTGGACACATCAGAAGAAAAACTATTAAAATTAAGTATGTCCATGGTCGATGATGTGGCAAAAACTGTTTCAGAGTTCATGAAAGGTTACAAAGAGCAACACGCAGACAACAAAGAAGGTGCACCTAAAGTGCTATTTGTTATAGACAGTCTGGGCATGATGCTGACTCCAACAGATGTAAATCAGTTTGAAGCAGGTGACATGAAAGGTGACCTAGGTAGAAAACCTAAAGCCTTGACAGCACTTGTAAGAAACTGTGTCAACATGTTTGGTAGTTGGAACGTAGGACTTATTGCAACTAACCATACATACGCATCACAGGACATGTTTGATCCAGATGACAAGATATCAGGTGGACAAGGATTTATCTATGCATCAAGTATTGTGGTTGCTATGAAAAAATTAAAACTAAAAGAAGATGAAAAAGGCAACAAAGTTACTGATGTGAGAGGTATCAGGGCCGCTTGTAAAGTTATGAAAACAAGATACGCGAAACCTTTCGAGGGTGTGCAAGTTAAAATTCCTTACGATACTGGTATGGATCCATACAGTGGACTTGTGGACTTGTTTGAGAAAAAAGGTTTACTGGTACAACAAGGTAACAGATTAAAATACATTGATTCAAAAGGCAAAGAACACATAGAGTTCAGAAAAGCATGGGTTGGTGATAAATTAGATATGATAATGGCAGAGTTTAAAGAAGAAGCGCCTACAGAAGTAGAAGACACAGACGCCCCTATCGAAGTTGAAACAATAAAAACTAAAAAAGAAAAATAATGATAGACTTTGATCACGCTGACATCGAACGACTGTGGAACTCCATAGTGCATTATGTTCCTGAAAGACAGAAACTAGACTGTGCAATTGATTTCATTAAAAGTTTAGAAGACATAGGTGTAGAGCATGATGTACTCAAAGGATCTGCAGAGCTTGATCCAAAACTAGAGGAAGCCGTTAACACTGTGTTTGAGGATGATGAATCCGATGACATGGGCTACGGCGATGCTGATGAATGATAAACTGGTACAACGAAGTCAGTAGGAACCTAGACAAGATACCAGACTGTGTAGCATATTTTGACAAGGAATTACTAGAAGCCAAAAAGCAGTGCAAGATATACGGTAACCTAGAAAGAGCTAGTGCCTCATTGCCAGGCATAGTGGAAGAAAGATTCAGTCAACTACAACAACTAGAAGCAATACTAGAATACCTAAACATAGAGTTAAGGAGATTAAGATCAAAGACCTTCAGAAAATATCTAGAAAATTACAACAGAGCTTTATCAAGCAGAGACGCAGAAAAGTATGTTGACGGTGAGGACGATGTCGTTGACATGGATAAAATTATAAATGACTTTGCGTTGATAAGGAATCAATGGTTAGGCATCACCAAAGGTTTAGATCAAAAACAATGGCAGATAACAAACATTGTTAAATTGAGAGTAGCAGGAATGGAAGATGCCGATATCAAATAGTAGAATAATTTTAACAGATGTAGACGGCGTACTACTGGAATGGGAAAAGCATTTCACAGACTGGATGTTACAACGTTCATACTACAATGATAGCGAGGAGAGAATATATCCATACAAACTGTTGCCAAATATGGAAAACACATACGAGATGGCAGAACGTTTTGGATTGACTGTACCTGAAATACGAAAAGAAATAAGAGAGTTCAATAAAAGTGCTTGGATGGCAACACAATGCCCAATGGAAGATTCGCAGACATGGGTAAAATTATTAGCCGCAGAAGGTTGGACTTTTATTCCAATTACATCTCAGACTTCTGATGTGCCAGCACAAACAGTAAGGAAAAAAAGATTAGGAGAAATGTTTGGTGAACATATTTTTACAAATTATCATATTTTAGACACTGGAGCAGATAAAGATTCAGCGTTAGCGGAGTTTCACAACACCGGACTATATTGGGTCGAGGACAAGCCAAAGAACGCACTAGCCGGGCTCAAATACGGTTTAAAGCCTATATTAATAGACCACCCATACAATCAAGACTTTAATCATCCTGACGTTATACGAGTAAGTAATTGGAAACAAATACACTCTATAATACATGGAAAATAAAGATTTTTGCATTAGACCTTTTAATAGTTTAAATTTAAAGACAGACGGTTCTATGTCGGTCTGTTGTGATACTAGGCCAAACATAACAGAGTATGCAGGGAAAAAAGAGTTTAATCTTAAAAAAGACTCTATAGAAGAATTTTGGGAAAGTGGGTATAGAAAATACCTAATAAAGAATTTTCAAGAAAAAAGAAGACCAAAAGAATGTCAAAAATGTTGGGAAAAAGAAGACATGGGTGCAAAAAGTCAAAGACAATTTGCAAACAGACAATACAAAATATTAGGAAATAAAACATCCGAAGAATATCTAACCTTACTAGGAATAAAAGATCTAAAACATCCTGTCGATTATAATCTTGATATAACGAATCTATGTAACTTAAAATGTTATATGTGTACTGGTGCGAGTAGTAGTAAACTGCTTGTTGAGAATAACTATCTTGGATTTGAAAATCTTAATCAAAAAGATTATGACTACGAGGAGGATAAACTATATTATCTTGTTGATCAGATCGAAAAAAATCATGTGACACACGTGACTCTGCAAGGCGGCGAACCGTTAATGAATCCTCAAATTATATCACTCTTAGAAAAATTAAGTGTGAAAAAGTCAGCAGAAAAATTATCTATTTGGATCACAACAAACGGAACCATGTACAACAAAAAACTTTTTAAAACATTAAGTGCCTTGCAGGATCTAAAAATAATTTTTAGTATAGACGGAGTTAATAAAGTAAATGATTACTTAAGATTTCCAAGTGATTTTTCAAAAATAAGATCAAATGTAATAAACTATTTGAATCTAAAAAACGCTACATTCATGATCACTAACGTTGTGCAAAATTTCAATCTTTTGTATGTTGATGATATCATTGAATTTGCAAATACATACAACATTCATCTACATCTACACATATTAACAGGGCCTTCAATTCTACATTACAGTGTTCTGCCATATTCTACCAGACGTAAGGCTTTAGAAAAACTACAAAACATTGATAAGGACAAAGTAACACATGTAACTAATTTTTATACATTACTAGAAAATTTATCAGCGGACATAGATAAAGATACCAGTAATGAAATTGAAAAGTTTAAAGATATCATAACAAAAAGAGATTCTTACAGGAAAGTGAGTCTATCAAATTTCATTCCGGAACTGGCCACAGACTTAAATATATGAAATGAAAATCTATATAGGACACGACAGTAGAGAAGATATAGCATACCAAGTTTGTGAACACAGCATCAAGCGTAGAGACCCGTCTGCAGAAGTTATTCCCCTTAAACAAAAACAAATGCGAGACCAGGGTCTTTACAACAGATCTGTGGATAAACTAGCATCGACCGAATTTACTTTTACAAGATTCTTTGTTCCTTACATGAATGATTTCAAAGGTTGGGCAGTGTTCTGTGATTGTGATTTTCTTTGGAAGATACCAAGCCACGAACTTGTGAAATATTGTGATCCAAGCAAGGCAGTGGTTGTGGTGCAACACGACTACACACCAAAAGAAACAACTAAAATGGATGGACAGGTACAGACTTCTTACCCTAGAAAAAATTGGTCAAGTATGGTACTGTGGAACTGCGAACACCCTAAGAATAAAATACTAACGCCAGACTTATTAAACCAAGAATCACCAAAGTTCCTACACAGGTTCAGTTGGTTAGACGATAATGAGATAGGTGAACTACCATTAGAATATAATTGGCTAGTCGGCTGGTACAAGGAACCAAGAGACGGTGTACCTAAAATATTACACTACACAGAGGGCGGACCGTGGTTTGATGGTTATCGAGATTGTGAATATGGCGACGACTGGAAGAAAGAACTAATAAATCTTTTTAGTTCATAGAATCAAAAATAAATTTTATCTATCTGCTCAACATTTTCTTTTTGTTCAATCACTTCATTGTTGTCAAATCCTAATTCCAACATGTATTCATCCATTTCCTTCTCCGAAGGCATGTCTGGAAACTGTTCGTCCTTATGAACGTTTACTTCCTGTACTACGTATTTGGCACGTTTGAATATATCCGGAGCACCTTTCATTATCATAATTTCGGCACCTTGTACATCTTGCTTAATTAAATCAAACTGAGCATCCTTACCAACCAATTGGTCCAAGGTCTGCATCTGTCTAGTCTCGTAATCTTTGAAAATACCAAACACTGTTGAGCCTTTCGTGTATGTGACCTTCTTTTTATTTCCCTTGTCTATTTCACGCAGATACATTTTAATTTCCTTATTGCTATCGCCAAGCACCGCTATGTGGCAGTTGTTCGCTATTTCTTTTAAATGCTTCTCATATTTTGGACCTGCTTCTATGCAAGTGTATTCTGCATCGGGCCATATTAATTTTACGTTCTTGGTCCAGAGTCCTATGTTTGCACCTACGTCTAGGATCTTTGTTGGTAAGAAATTTTTCTCTGTCTTTAGTTTTTTCAAGTGTTGATACATCATGATTTGTAATAAACAATGTCTGGCCAGATTTTAAACAATAACTTGAACCCAAGAGATCTCAGATGTTCCTTAATATCTTTTTTACTGCTACCGTATTTTTCACTGTTGCCATTCAATTCGATCATTAGATATTCAACACCTTCTAAAGTTTTTCCTGCACCCTTGAGCACTTCCATCTCTAGACCTTCGACATCTATCTTGATAAAATCTACTCCCTGTAGCTCTAACGAATCTAACTTGTTAATCTTTATTTCTCCTTTTTCTAACAGCACCCTAGTATTTTGTGTAGAACTTTCTTTTGTCAACTTCACGAATCCGTCCTTGTTACCAACTGCTTGATTGTACAACCTAACGTGATTGTGTGTGCTTAGATTTCTCGAGAGACACTCATAGTGTAACTTGTTGGGTTCATAACAATTGATACTCTTTGCATATTGTTGCATAGACAACGTCCAAGTGCCACACCATGCTCCCACGTCGACTATGAGGTTAAATTTCTTATTCTGTATCTTACACCATTCAAGCAATTTATTGAGACAGGTGTCCTGCATGTATGGATGTCCTTTTTCACGCCATTGCTCTATCTGTGTATCCGTCGATGGAACCCATATCCCCTCGCTTAATTTTTCAATTTTCACAACAATCCCTTATCCATTAATATCTCCACTGCTGTGCCGTTTGCGATCTCATCAGGTGTGAACTGTTGATAGGCAAGACTGTACAGCCAAGGTTCTGGACCACCATAGTAGGGATTCTCAATGTCTGACAATTCCACATTGCCAACGTCTACAGCAAAACTCTTGTTATCACAGAACACAGGTATGCCTTCGCACATGGCTTCCACTGCCGCGATCGAGCAACTTGTTACGACACACCATGCCTCCTTAAGGTCCTCGGATAGGGGTACCTTGGCCTCACTTGGTCCTGATGTACCCCTGCCCCTAGGCTTGTGTCGAAGTCGGATAGGTCTATCTGTGTATCTCTTGACCTGTTCTATGGTTTCGTTTGTCCAGTTTGGTCTGTCCAGGTAGTTGTGTATGCCTGCACTACTGGGACACACTAAAATGTATTTGCCAGCGAAGTTTGGTGCTTTGATTTTCATTCCAAACTTCTCAAATCTATCTGCCTTACAATCTTTAAGAAATGTTGCATGTATTTGGTTCCTGCATATACGCCAATAATGATTGTCTGGTTTTAGATTGTTGTTGTCAAATCTTCCAAAGTAGGGAGTGTCAGTGAACCAATAGTTGTGATTACGTGCTTCTAGTTTTTTGACCATTGCTCTATTGTTGCCAACGAAACCCCAAAACATCGAATTGGGTAAAGGATCTGTTTCCACAGAATTATCTAACTTTGTGATTTGATCGGGCCAAGACTTCTGCACACCGTCAAACACTTCGTATGCTTTACTGTTCTTGTTACTAAATGGTGCGTAAATTGTTAGCATCTATAAATTCTATAAGTTGTGTCGCCCATTGTTGGTGTCCTTCTGCAGATGGATGTGGGTCGTTTGGACTGACAATTAGATTCTTATCTGTTACAAATTCCAAGTGGCTGATGCCAGGACTGAAAAATCTATCCATGTTGATTGCATTCCTGATCACTTCGAAGTCTGCTGTACCGTTACCGAAATTATTGGGTAGGGAGTTGTACATCACATATGGTATTTGCTTACGTTCAAAATAATTCTGTAAGTCAAATACGTTTTCTAAAAAATTCATGGCCAGGTTGTTTTCAATGTCCCATCCTTTATTTCCTCTTATGAAACTGACATTATCTAATGTCTTCCAAGTGCGCCAAGTGAGGTCTGTTCCGGGAATACGGCCTTTCTTCCAACCATCATCGGTGATGTAATCATTTCTTATGGCGCTGGACCATCCGATCACGGCGAACACGTCCTTGTCTTTGTTCTGTTCGAGCCATACCTTTGATGAGAAACTTACCCTTGTATTTCCTCTACCTCCCATTGCTATGTTGGAGAGTTCCATTCCGTATTTTTCAGCAACCAACTTGCTGGTAAAGGTGTCCACACCGTCTTTTGGTCTGGGCGTGAGAAAACTGCAACCATTTGAGAATAATATCATAGTAGTGTATTATAGCATAATTATTAATTAAATGTTAGTAAAAAACATAAACTCACTCAAGTATTTCCTCGACCGTTGGCCAACGGTAGATCCGGAATACAACTACACTGTGCCCTATCATGACTCCATAGATCCACACTTCACAAGTTTACCAACATTCGTGGCGGAGTTCCATAATTGTAAAGTGCATACTTGCCCGTTGTTGTTGACCAGAGAAAACAAATTGATAACGGATCATGTTTGGAAACTGACACACAAGAATAGACACAAGCCACACAAGAGCCACAAGCTCTGGACCGAGTGGGATGACAATGTGGATCTGGATCTTCCTCCAACCACTGAATTTTTTCACGAGAGAGACACATATGTATGGCTTCCTGTAGACGACGACAGCAAAGGAAACCCATGGCACATCTGGATTGACGTCATATCCAAGTTTAGATTACTGGAGAAAAGATGGTCAACAAACTTCAGCAGATACTGTTTCATAATGGCCAATCACAGTCCGTATTTTGAAAAAGTATGCAAAGAACTTTTCCCAAATGTCAAGATAGTCGTGATGAAAAAAGGTGAGACATGGCAATTCAAACATCTCCTGGTGCCCAGTATGAGTAATGTCAGAGATGGCATAACAACTCCAGCACTTGCCCCATGGTTACGACATTTTAAAGGACTGACCAATATCAAAGAAATTGAACCTTACAGGAAGATAGTTGTGCTTAGGCCGGGTGCCAAGACTAGGAGAATGTTGAACTCAGACGAGTTGTTACTGAAACTTAAAGGATGGGAGACTGTTACACTCGAAAATCTGAGTATAAAGGACCAAATAAAAACATTCGCCGAGGCATCACATGTATTAGCGGCCCACGGTGCAGGCATGGTCAATCTATTATGGTGTCGACCTGGAACAAAAGTCATAGAGATCCAAGACAAGAATATGCTACACAAGAAAGTTTATCCATTGCTATCACACAATTTAAACCTGAAACACAAACTCTATCTGGCAGATGTTGTAGAGATATCACGTGAAAAAGGAAATAAACCACAGGGGGTGAAAAGATTTAGCGACATGATAAATTTTAAAATAAACATTCCCGAAATAATGGAGCACCTAGAATGAGCCTTTCAGTACTACAGAAAAAACCTAAATTAATACTAGAGCCTTATCCACATTTTGTTATCGAGGATGCACTTCCCCGAGACGTGTACGAACAACTTGAGAAGGAATGGCCGGAAGATCAACTGCTGTCCACTGAACCGTTTGATCAAGGCATCTGCTACAGATTGAAAGCAGATGAGATGTTGAAACCGGGAAAAGTTTCCAATGCATGGAAGGAATTCACTGAGTATCACACTTCAATGGAGTTTTACAAGGAGATGATGGAAGTGCTTGGCGAGTTAGTACCCCATGTCGAAGACCTTACATTGAGCCCAAGAGGATGGGACACTGGCAATGACAAAATAGGAACCGATTGCCAAACAGTGATGCATAAGCCAATAAACTTCAGTTCGAGAACTCCTCACATAGATAATCCTAGAGAGATATATGCGGCTCTCCTTTACATGCCTTGCAAGGACGATCAAAGCACAGGTGGAGAATTTCAAATACACGAAACACATGACAACATTGCAGAAGTGAACAAAAACGGCGGGAGAGAAGTAAATGAAAAAGCAGGAAAAGTTGTTAAGACAGTGCCATACAAACCCAACACATTAGTTGTATTTTGCAATAATTCAACAAAATGTGTACACAGTGTATCTGCTAGAAAAGATGCTGTGCTACACAGAAGGAGCGTTAATATAATTGCAGAATTTAATAAAGTGGCAAAACGTAAAATGTTTGAAGTGAAAGAAAACAGAAGATAATGCTGTCAGGGATACACACAACGAAACCACGTACACAACGCTACATTGATGCTTTCATCAGTGGCTCGGGCAAGGGAAGAGTGTATCAATTTCGTGACCTGAAAGAGTTGCCTATAGAAAATTTAACCATGTACGGTATATTAGCAGGATCTGGCGAGGTGTACAAATGGTGTGAGAAGGAACACAGAGATTTCTATTTCATGGACCATGGATACTTCACAAATGCACATGACCATCCAAACTGGTTACGTATCACAAAGAACAAACATTGCCAGAACATATTACAAAAAAGACCAACGGACAGGTATGAGAAGAATTTTAAACAAGATATTAAACCATGGAACAAGGGTAAAAAAATTCTAGTATTACCGCCAACAAATGCAATAGCAAATTTTTTTAATGCCACTGATTGGTTGAGCAATACATTAAAAACCCTTAAAGAGAACACAGACAGAGAAATTGATGTAAGAGAAAAACCTTATAATCCTACAATTGAAATTGATCACGTGGGTGCTACTGTAAAAGTACATAAACCTACAGTACACAAGGGCAATATAAATTGGCAAGATTACCATGCTACTGTAACCTACAACTCCAACACCATGGTGGCCAGCCTGGCCTCTGGTGTGCCTGTGTTCTGTGATGCAATTAATTCCGCGGCGGCACCTATATCGGAAACAGATTTTTCAAAGATTGAAACACCTAAATATGAGGATAGGATTGCATTATTTTCAAGTCTAGCGTATAATAATTGGACACTAAAAGAAATGGCGGACGGAACTGCATGGAGAATGCTTAATGAAAGTTGAAATATTTAGAAGGACTGTAAAAGATCGTAAACGGGGAAACAGTTATGATCTTCTATATCACCTGAAAGAAGGCATAGAAGCATCGGGCGATGAAGCAATTATAGTGCATGAGCACAGGACCGGACCAACTGTGGAAGGCGAGATGATGCCAACTGCTCCCATGGCGGCCATGTTTGGCTACGGTGGCGATAGACAGATGCACCATACAAAAGGAAGACGCAGAGAACTTGCAAACAACTGCAGAGCAAAAAAAATACCTTTGATAACATTCGATGGAGGATTACTGTCAAGTTTTGGAAATGTATCAACATCTCCGGATCACCACTTCAGGGTTTCGTTGTACACTCCAATGAACGATGGCGACTTCCTGTCCGACGACAGTCCCAGTGACCGTTGGGAAATGATGGTAAAGAAATTTAAAGTGCGGTACGAACCATGGAGGAAATCTAACCCAGATGATCCTATCCTATTCGGATTGCAACCAAAAGATAACTGGAGCATGAACGAAATGGATCCTATCGAATGGTTCAACAATGTATATGAAAAATTAAGGCCGCTTACGAAAAGAAAATTTATTGTGAGACCTCATCCAAACAATGTGGCAAACATTGACGGACGCAGAGGCGAACTGCCCGATGATGTAGAAATACAGTTCACACAGAAACATTTTGCAGGAGATGAGAAAAAGCATTATAGATTCCATTTCCAAGAGGCTTTAAATAATTGTCATGCTTTTATTACTCACAATTCTACTGCCAGTGTCGATTCCTGCATTCGTGGAATCCCTACCTTTGTTACCTCAGATCTTGCAATTTGTTGGCCAGTAGCAAACACAGATTTATCTAAAATAGAAACTCCAGAGTATCCTGATAGGACACAATGGGTCAACGATCTTGGTTACAAAATGTGGAGCATCAAAGAAATTAAGGACGGCACAGTTTATAAAAGATTCAAATCAAAATTAGGTCTATAATGTGTGGCATATACGGGATCACAGATAATGATCCAGAATTTATAAAAAATTATATTGAAATCTGTAAACACAGAGGACCCGACGGATCAGACATATGGACGTCCGATCACGTGACGCTGGGGCATAACCTTCTAAGTATAATGGCAGAACCAAACAAATCTCGACAACCATGGAAGACTCCTAAAGGTAATATGCTGGTGTACAATGGTGAAATCTTTAACTACACTGAACTTGTAAAAAAATACGAAAATTTTACAGACACGACTGGTTGTGACACCGAATTGTTGGCATGGGGGTTGGATGAGTACGGAATCGAATTTATTGATGAGATCGACTCAATGCACGGTTTTGCATATTACGATACACAAAAGAATACTATCACACTGAGTAGAGATCATGCTGGGATCAAGCCATTATTTTATGCAAAAATAGACAGGGGACTTGTATTTGCATCAGAGGTCAAAGGTATGCTTGACATCGTGCCCAACGCCCGGACACTTGACAATCTGGCATCTAGTATGCTGTCTCGAGTTGGAACCAATCCTCTAAGAAACACTTTGTTCAGTAACATTAAAAAAGTTTTGCCAGGGGAGACCATAGTTTATAACATTGATAATAAAATCTTAGAATATGAGAAAAGAACTTACATTAGGCCAAACGCGGATAAAGATTATTCAAAAAACGAACTGAAGCAAATGTTTGCCCATACTGTAAAGCAGTGTGCAATAGGTAAAAGAAAAATTGGAGTTTTCTTAAGTGGAGGACTAGATTCTTCTGTGGTGGCATATGAATTACAACAACATACCAACAGTGTCAATACTTTCACAAATAGGATTTCACCAGAAATACAAGCAGATGAGGATTATAATAGTGACTCAAAAGCGGCAAAAAAGTTTGCATCGGATCAAAAATTTAACCACCACGACGTTGTGGTTTCACCAACAGAATACCTGTCAGCATGGAAAGACAGCATATGGTACATGGAACAACCTAACTACAACCCAAGCAATCCAATGTATTGTTACACAAACAAATATCTATCTGATAACGATATAGTCATTACGCTGTCTGGTGACATGGGTGATGAACTGCTAGGCGGTTATTCCAAATACAACAATTTATTCAATAGCGAAGAGAAGCCAACTAGTTGGAAGGAACTTTTACAACTATGGCTAGAAAGAGTTAAGAAAGGCAGTTATAAGTTGACCGAACATCCTGTAGACGATAAGATCTTACTTGATGAACTTGAAAATTGCTACAGTGATGAACTTTGGAATCCACAAGACCCGACAGCATCATACATGGCACTAGATTGTGTTGCCCAAGTTCCAGAATCATTCTTCTCACGAAATGACTACTACGGAATGGCGTACGGCATGGAGGGGAGATTTCCTTTGGCATCTAAGAAATTTATGCAGTACTGTCTAAACATAAAATCCAAACATAAATTTAACGGAGACAGTGCCAAATCTTTAGTAAAAGAAGCATACCAAAAATTTTTGCCCGAATATATTATCAACAAAGAAAAAACAGGATGGACTGTGCCAATTGGGTATTGGTTGGTGGATAATGTCGATCGTGACTTGACAAACACCTATGATCGAGCAATAGGTATAGATAGATTAAAATCGCAAGGCAGATCACAAAAAGTCGGCAAACGATTGATGCCGGAATGGCAAGTAAAAAACTGGAAGGCAGAATATCAAATTAAATAGAGTTATGCCCACACTAGCAGTAGTAACAACTTTTCCGCCTAACAGATGGACTGCCTATGCAAAAAGAATGTTACAAAGTCATATTGATTTTTGGCCAAATGATGTAACCTTATATGCATATCACGAAGGAGATCGGCCAACCCTTAATCATGAAAAAATAAGATACATTAATATAGAAGAAGCAAATCCTGAACTAGTAAAATTCAAACAAAGACACAAAAACGATCCTGTTGCCAACGGCGAGATCACAGAGATAGCGGGCGGTGTGAGGAGAGATCCCAACGCTGGAAAAAATGATAAAGGAAAGGGCTCTTATCTTTGGGACGCTGTTAGATTTGCTCATAAAACTTTTGCTGTTGATCATGCTATCAAGAATGCCGGCACAGACTATGTGTTGTGGCTAGATGCTGACACATATACGTTTAGACCAATCACAAAAGATTTTGTTATGGGACTTTTACCCGAAACAAAACTTGTTAACTTTTTAGGGCGTGGAGAAAAATACCCGGAGTGTGGATGGGTATGCTATAACACAAAACATCCTAAAGTAGATCAATTTATGAAATACTGGACAGAGATGTATATCAACGATACAATATTTCAAGAACTGGAATGGCATGACAGTTATCTGTTCTGGCAGTGTGTAAAACGTATTGCTCCTGATCATGGAGAAGATATAGGAAAGGGTGCAGGTGCCAAAGGGCATCACGTATTCATTAACAGTGTGTTAGGTGCATATATTGATCACATGAAGGGCAAGAGAAAAGTCAAAGGCAAAAGTAGCAAAAGTGATTTACGTGGCGACAGGCACGAGTCGTACTGGCAAAATGTAGAATCCTATGATCCCTTTGGTGGTATAAAATTTGATCCTAAACAGGCAGACGATATCGTAAGCAAAGTGGCCAAAGGAAAAATAGGTAACTGATGAGAATAGAAGCATGGCCCATACATGGTCCCCAGAACAGTAAGAGCATATTTCAAAAATTTATACAATCCATGATAAAGTCTGGCGATGATGTGAAAGTTAACCAGGAGACCAACGGCGACGTTGCAGTGATATGGAGTGTGTTGTGGAGAGGTCGTATGGAGAGTTATAAAAGCATATGGGATAGATACCGTAATGCTGGCAAACCGGTCATAGTCATAGAAGTGGGAGGCCTGCGTAGGAATCTCAGTTTCAAGATAGGGATCAACGGCATCAACAGAGATGCAGACTTCGCCAATCAAGAATTCGACGACAAACGTTGGCCGTTGTTCAAGCACGAGCTACGTCCATGGAACCCCACCGGTGACCTGATAGTCATATGTGGACAACACGATGCATCCGAACAATGGAAGGGACTACCTAGGATGTCTCAGTGGATCGAACAACAGATAAATGAAATCAGGAAGTTTACAACTAGGCCCATCCTGGTTCGACCTCATCCTCGTAATATCATAACGTTCAAGGAAGAAAAATTTAAGAACGTGAAAGTTAGACTACCCAAAAGAGATTATAGAACATACGACGACACAGACTTCAAGGCAACACTAGAAAGGACATGGGCAGTGGTCAACCATTCCAGTAATCCTGCCATGGAAGCAGTGATGAAAGGCATACCTGTGTTCGTATCAGAATCTAGCCTGTGTCATGATGTTGGAAATATTAAATTTACAGATATAAACACACCAGCCATGCCAAACCGGTTATCCTGGGCCAATCAGTTAGCCTACACAGAATGGTTCGAAGACGAGATAGAACAAGGACTGCCATGGGCAAGGATTCGAGCAAGGTTACAGGAGAAATACCTAAAATGAAAACTATCAACATAGGACAGAGAAACGAAATAGTTCCAATCAAGTGGGAACCATATGTTGGTGAAGACGTCTGTGTGAATACCACTATCAGACAAGGCAAACGTATACAGGACATTAGATTCTTTGAGGACCGAGTCAAAGCAGTTGCTCGAGGCAATGCTTACTGCATAGGAAATGGTCCTTCACGTAAAGGTTTTGATCTTAACAAACTGAAGGCGACAGGACAGACCTACGGTTGTAACGCATTGTACAGAGACTTTATGCCTGACTTTATATTCTCTGTTGATACCAAGATGTCAATGCAGATGGTTGAGGACGAAGTTGGGTTGAAGACCGTACACTATGGACCGGCTTTGGAAGTCAATAGGAAACAGAGCAAGGGCATGATAAACCTAATACCCAACAACCCACACTGGATATCAGGCAATGCCGCATTCTGGACAGCAGGAGTACATGGACACAAGAACATCTACCTATTGGGTTTTGACTTCAGGGAATACGGCAAGGGAGAGCTCAACAACATATACCAAGACACTGCCTGCTATGGTGAACGTAATGATGACAAAATATTTGAAGGATGGTTGAAACAGTTTCGTGATATGTTGAAGATGAGACCTTATGTCAATTACACTGTGGTGCATGACAATCCCCCAGAATATTTAAATTATTTACAGACAGGTACTGACTTAGGCAACAGTAGTATTATAAGTTATGCTGAATTTGAAAAGGTATTAACACCTAGTTAGGCCCAGGCCAGCGTTCTTAAATTTATTTTTCCAAGCAAAAAAGTTTGCATTATGATTTGAATAAGGATCTTTCAGCCATGTCATTTGGTAAAGATGTACCATTTCGTGTGCCAGCGTTTCAATGAAGTCTTTCCATTTGGGGAACTTACAATGTAGTTCAATGTAGAAATCAACCTCGATGTGATAAGGAATAACCCTTTGATCAAACTTGCCTTTGGGAGTTTTTCTATTGTCCCAATTGGCCACACATCTGCCCCAATCTTTATGTAAGTTCCTAATGTGTAAAGGAACTGTTGGTAATCTGCCGTTGAACAGTCCTCTGTTAATCACCTTGAACCAGTGATATGCTTGTTGCTCTGTAGGCCTGAAACCTACTGTATTTTTATATCTAGTCGCAGTGTTTTCCAACTTAACTTTCAGTTGTTTTTTAACATTTACCGATTTGTTTTTTACTTTTTTCATGGTTGACAGTTTTACCAATTATGTTATACTATTAATAATTATCTAAAATACAATGACAGAAATGCACACAGATTTGCCAAAAACTATTAACGAAGCACTTAAAATATTAGCATATAATGATATTTTTTGGGTAAATCCGTCGATGATAGGTTCTACAACCGTAATCAAGCCACACCCCAAGGACCTCGAAACCGTGAGATCACTGGCAGAATCACAGTACGCATGGACAGAGAAGCAGGCCAGATTAGCACTGGTCATACTGAAGAGATACCTGACCAAGTTTCAAGCCCATGGCATGGACATCAAAAAATTACTAGACACACCGGTGTACGATGACGCTTTCCGTGTGATAAGTTTTGACAAAGTAATAGAGAAATACACAGACGAAGATAATGTTGACAAGATAGAAATGCGATTCCCATACCACAAGAAAGTGATCCAACTGATACGTTGCATGAAAGACAAGCGTGGCCTACCAGGAATGTATGCACTGTATGACGGCGAGAGAAAGAAATGGACTTTCTTACACAGCGACGTCACTGCCTACTACCTAACACTGATAGCGGTAAGATATGATTTCAAATTCATGGACGAAAGTCTACTTGACGACTACGAAGAAATTAAAAAAGAAATAAAAGGACATCGTAGACCCACAGCAAGATTGATAGCGGGAGAGGTTGTGTTAGACAATGCTCCTGAATCACTACAGGAATACTGGGACGAGAATTTAAAAAAGAAAACCGTTTTGAAACAAGTAGACTCTTTGAAAAACTTTGGCCTATCAACTAAAGGAATCAATGTAGAGGCCTCAACGGTTATCGGTCAAAAGATAGCACACAGCAATTATCACAAGTTGTGGATAGACTCCAAAAATTTTTCAAAGTATGAAGTAATCAAAGGACTTATTGAACTAGAGTGTTTTCCTTTAATCATGCCTGTGAGTGGTGACATACACATGGAGGAAGATGTAAGAAATTTTTGGGAATGGTTAAATGCATTCAAATCATATAATATAGATGTCTTAAATGATTGTGCCTGGGGGTTTGATGTAAAAGAACCAGTCTACAAAAAAGATTTAGACAAATTTACAAATGAAAGACACTGGTTGGTAGACAATCAGAAGCCACATGAGTTCTTTGAGAACCTATATGAACTGCATCAAATGAGTAAGCAGTTCAAACTGATTAGCCAAAATACAAAAATTATTTTTGTGCGTAATCGAATACCAAGAGCATTGATCAAAAGCAAGGTAAAACCAAAAGCATCATTGGTTGCACTAGGTGGTGGCCATTATGCTACAGGCACAGACAATCTCAAAAGAATGCTTGAAAATCTTCCAAAAAAGTTGTATTATAGTGATTATCAGCCAAGCAGTTGGGATTGGCATGATCATGTTATAGTAAAACTTTAGAATGAGCAGTTGTAAATTAGTAATAAAAGACGAAGTAAATGTGAAGTTCGAGAACCTAAGCCTCGAATGGCGCAAAAGATTATCTAACAAATTCAAATACGAGATACCATATGCAAGACATCTGCCAGCAGTCAAACTGGGCAGATGGGATGGCAAGGTAAGTTTCTTTGGTCTTGGTGGTACAACATACCTGAACCTAGTTGACCAAATACTCCCAATACTGGACGAAGGCGGAGTGTACATAGATGTCGAGGACAAAAGAGAACAACACAACTTTGAATTTAAACAAGTAGATAAAACCTATCTATCACACATAACATGGCCTAAGAATCATCCAGCCGCTGGACAACCCATCGAATTGCGAGACTATCAAGTTGAGACAATTAACAAGTTTATAGAACATCCACAGAGCATACAAGAGATAGCCACAGGTGCAGGTAAAACAATCATCACAGCGGCACTGTGCCAACTGGTCGAGCCTTATGGAAGAACACTGACCATTGTACCAAACAAGAGCCTAGTTACACAGACAGAAGAAGACTTTGTTGCATGTAACCTCGATGTGGGAGTGTACTATGGCGACAGGAAAGAGCTAGGGAGATTCAACACAATAGCAACGTGGCAGTCATTGAATGTATTGGAGAAAAAAAGCAAAGACGAGCATAGCACAGATTTTTTAGAAGCGATACAAGGAATAAACACAGTAATAATAGATGAAGTACACATGGCAAAGGCAGATGTACTGAAAAGATTGTTGACAGGCCCATTCGCACACTGCGGCATACGTTGGGGTCTAACAGGCACTGTGCCAAAAGCAGACTACGAGTTCATGGGTTTGAAATGTAGTATAGGTGACGTGTCCAACAGGATTCAGGCGAGCGAACTACAAGACAAAGGTGTGTTGGCGAACTGTCATGTAAATGTTTTACAAACACAAGACCACCCACAGTTCAAAACATATGCAGAAGAACTTAAATGGCTAACTACCGACAAGAACAGAATGAAGTGGGTGGCCAATACAATCAAAGATATATCAAGTTCAGGTAACACATTGATTCTAGTCGACAGAATATCTGCAGGTGAAATACTAGAAGAGCAAATTGAGAATGCAGTGTTCGTATCTGGATCAACCAAAAACACAGACAGGAAGGAACAATATGATGAAATATCTACTGCAACAAATAAAATTATTATCGCCACATATGGAGTTGCCGCTGTTGGTATTAATATTCCTAGGATTTTTAATCTTGTTCTCATAGAACCAGGCAAGTCATTTGTCAGGGTCATACAGAGTATAGGACGCGGAATCAGAAAAGCAGAGGACAAGGACAGCGTACAGATATGGGACATTACCAGCAGTTGCAAGTTTGCAAAAAGACACTTGGGGGCAAGGAAAAAGTTTTACAAAGAGGCCAATTACCCGTATAATATAGAAAAGATAAATTATGAAAATCCTTACACTGGATAACAGAACATACAGGTTAGAGAAAATACCAGAATGGGTGGATGAGAATCTTAGATTCGCAGTGCTTGACAATTCCAATCCAGAAGAACCAGATTTCTTCTACATACCTCTGATCTTCTTAGAAAGTTTTAACGCTCCGGCGGCGGTGTTAGAGATAGGACAACATAAGATAAAGATGCCACTGGACTGGAAGATGCTGATAGGCGAAGCAGGACAACAAGAAATGCATGTGCTTCCAATCACAAGTTTAAATGATCGAGGATTTGATGCCTTCACGTTCAACCCTCTATCAAGTCCTAAGCCAGACTTTTATCCAATAGATGTTGTAGACATCTACACAGAAGTGAAATGGTACTTTCCAAAAATTAAATCAGGACAGATGTTGGCGGTGCCTTTGTCAAATGGGGCAAACCCTATATGTGCTTATTTTGTCAAGGACATCTCAAGACAGTGTGAACAGGTGGACTATGGCTCAGTCTGGTAGGAGAACAATAAAGATAGAAGCACCCATCATGCTTACAAGCGATAAGATAGCCGTGTGGATGGATCAAGGAGAATGGTGCAGAGATTTCTTTGCTTGGCTTTCCGAGAACAAGTTGAATAAAAAACTTTCAGGTTTACAACACATGAATAGTAAAATAAAATTAACATTTGTAACAGCAGAAGACTGTACAATTTTTGGATTGAAATATGCCGGCAGAAAAAAATAGGAAATTTTTTGATTTAAGGAACGGATTAAAAGCCGTTGACTTTAGAAACAAGGATTACTTTGACAGGATAGATGATAAAGAGAAATCATTATACTCTCCCTATATGCTGATGAGATATGTTTCTAATGTGTCGTCGAAGGATCCGTTCTACGTGGAACACTACATAGAGATGGTCAACGAATGTGTGAACAGGCACTGCTTTACTTTGGGCAAACACAAAAAATTGCTCTGGATACTTACGGCAATGTGTGGAACTTTGCAACAGCAATTCCACCCATGGATAAAACCAATGAAAAGGGTACCAAATAAAAGTTTGAAAAAACTACAACAAATATACCCCAACTGGAAAGAATCAGATCTGGAAACATTAGACAATGTAATATCAGATAGAGAACTAGAGGAGTTATTAGAAGCACATGGCATCGACAAAATATAAATGTCCTTATTGCGGTAAAGAGTTCACAAAGGAGAGAACTTTGCAGGTACATTTGTGTGAACCAAAAAGAAGATATCTACAAAAAGATGAGAAATGGGTGGTGAATGCTTTTATGGTGTTTCAAAGATTCTATCAAATACACCAACACAATTCAAAAGAAAAAACATACGATGACTTTGTAAAAAGTTCTTACTATAATGCTTTTGTTAAATTTGGTAGATTCATTATGCACATCAACCCGTTGTACCCAGAAAAATATATAGATTTTGTTTTGAAGTCTAAAATAAAACTCGATCATTGGGCGAGGGATGATCTCTACGAAACATATTTGATCGAAGCAATAAAATCAGAACCCGTGGAGGCCGCACTGCAAAGAAGTATTACCACAATGATGGACTGGGCAAACGAGCAGAATGCACAGTGGTCAGATTACTTCCGATTGGTCAATAAAAACAGAGCAGTTCAACACATACAGCAGGGAAAGATAAGTCCGTGGCTGTTGTTAGGTTGCAACGCAGGTCAAAGGATGTTAAAATCGTTTAACGACGAGCAATTACAAATGATAGAAAGATTTATAAACCCAAGTTTCTGGCCAAGCAAATTGAAGAGCTACCCGGCGGATCACATGCTGGTACAGGACACAGCAAAGGAGGCCAAGATTGTCTAAGATAGATTTGGAAATAGCAGATAACATAGAATTCGATGACGGGGATTGTGCAGTGATAATAAAACCAGATGGATCTATAGGACGAGTCATAATGCCCCAAATGAATCAAGCCACACTGAGGACCGAAGGCTACAAAAAATTGCTTGACGTGTTGGAAGTGTTACAGCCAGGTTCACGTAACAAATTGATCAAACACAACCAAAAAGGGAAAGGAAGTATGCACTAATGGGCAAACATTTAAAAACATCAATGGACGAGAAAGTGATAGACTATCTTGCTATAGAACTGTACAAGAAAGATCCTTTAAATTTTGTATTAAATAAATTTATGTCCATGAAGAACGAAGAAGGGTATAGTTTGACAAAAACTATCAACAAGTTCAAAGAGACAGGCGAACATCCTGATCATTACAACACCGACGGCACCTGGAAATATCCTAGTGGCAAAATAACTTTTAAGGAGTTTAAACTTTAATGTATTATCTAAGAAAATTTTTTACTAAAAAAAATTTACTCGGTATTGCAAGTATAAGTGGATTTATATATCTACTTGCACTGCTTTTAAATTTTTTACAAGGAACAATATAATGCCTGATGTAGACGTCGATTTTTTTGATAGGGACGGAACTTTAAAATTATTTAAACACACACCCGCATCAATAATCAAAGAAGGCAAATCTGAAAAGCACAAGACAGGAGTGTACTTCCACGCAGTGCCAGAACATCCTGTCACAGGACATGCTTCACTGGATTATAAAAGTGCTGAGGACAGAGGATATTTTAAGATAGACTGTTTGAATGTAAACATATACAAAGATGTGAAGTCAGAACAAGAACTGGTGGAACTGATGATACAGGAACCAGATTGGGATATGCTTAAAGATTCAAAAGTTGTAAAGAACCTGTTCCACCTAAATGGTCATTTCAATATAGTATCCAAGTTAGAACCAAAAACAATAGAACAACTTGCGGCTGTACTAGCAATCATCCGTCCTGCAAAGAGAGGACTTATGTACAAGGATTGGGTAGACATAATGAAAGAAGTATGGGTCAAGCCAACCGATGGCAGTTACTTCTTTAAGAAATCACACGCAGTGGCATACGCACAGGCCATAGTAGTACAAATGAATTTGATCAGCAGAGCTAAATATAGTTTTGATGAGACATCAAAAAATTAAAAAAAGAATCAAAAGAAAATCCAAAACAAAATCCAAATCTTCGCTTCGTTCAGAGAGTAACAGTTATCAGCCGGATAGTCCTTTAACACAACACTATCTTACAACAGGTGCTATACTTCCTGAAAAAAAGAAGACTAGGTAGGTCTTCTAACTAATTGGATAGTACGTCTCTTCACCCGTTTCTTAGAAATTTCAGAAAGTTTCACAGTAGGACCATGCACAATCTCAACATCCTTAGAATTCAGAGTGATCAACGTTGAACGGAAATATTTAAATTCGCCTTTAAGAAATATGTTGATTGGTAATTTCCGATTGGATTCGTGCCACCAAGTCTCCCCACATTTCAAATACCTCATTTTATCTTGGGGCATCATAAGTCTACCATAATCATAGAAACTAATGACGTTGATGTCCTCATTCTGAACTATGCCAACGTACTCCAGATCGCCCTTTCTGATAAGGCTTAGGAATGGGAATTTGTCTCTTAATGTGTTAAAAATTTCGTTCATTCTATATCTATAAATACTGTTAAATATGTATTATGCAAACAGTACAAAGGTATTTAATAAATCAATTGGTAATCGCCTACATAAATGGTTATCACGGAAGGAACTCAAAAGTGTACGATAGACGCCTAACACTGCATAGAGGGGTATCAAACCCAGTCTCATTCACGTTTAAGAACGAGGATCAGAAGGCACAGGACATCACTTCCAAGACCTACGAGTTCAACATGATTGATTCTGAGAGCAAGAAAGCGGTCCTCACAAAGACATTGACTGTATTAGATGATGGATCAACAGTAAGCACAAGGGGTGATGCTAGTTGCACTATCACAGAAGGTGACCTATTACCACTGGATGCAAAGTTCTATAACTTCTCCGTGCGTGAAGTGAAATCAGATGGTAGCAGAGAAATAACGTATGCAGACACAGGATACGCGGCCGCTGGCACAGTCGAGCTACTAGACGGAGCATACCCAGAATTTGTAGCAAGTACAAGTGTATCAAGTTTCACGGCTTCAGGTGGTCCATTAACTTACACATCTAGTTCTGTAGATGCACGACCGGGCATCAACAACAACAAGGCACTGCACACAATCGCAGTGTACACAAAAAACTTCTCAGGAGCATTGAGAGTACAAGGTACCATGAGTGCCTCTCCCAGCAATACAGATTACTTTGATATTACCATGGAGGGAGCAGGATCAACCGCAAACTCCTTCTCAAGTTCAACAGCAGTCACAAACTTTAACTTCACAGGTGTGTATCACAGTGTGAGATTCAGTTGGGGTAACGACAGTGGTAACACTGGTGTAGTTGACAAAATCCTATATAGACAGTAAAATAGTATAGACTATGAATCTTATACAGAATACAATTCTGACTAGCCTGCCTGCGAACAGAAAGAAGACCCCGAGCGGATGGATCAGTTTCAACGCACCCTGCTGTGTACACAATGGGGAAACTGCTGACAAGAAGAAACGTGGGGGACTAATGACCAGTGCGGACGGCACGGTAAGTTACCATTGTTTCAACTGTGGCTTCAAGACCAGTTATGTCATAGGACGTAAACTGACCTACAAGATGAGGCAGTTCATGGGGTACATAGGAATACCAGATGACACAATACGTAAGTTGGCCATAGAAGCCATGCGTGAGGAAGAGGGCTATGTCAAGTATGAGAAGAAGAAATTCGTGTCATTCAAAAACAAGACACTGCCCAAGAATGCACACAAACTGGATGTGTGGCTAGAGAAGTATGTGGGCAACGATCTCACGGAACCGCAATGGAAGAAGATAGACGGATTACTGAAGTATCTAGAGAATAGAGGTATAGGTGCTGACTGGTATGACTTTATGTATTCTCCTGATCAACACTGGGACGTGAATCAAAGACTACTGATTCCGTTCTATTGGAGAGGTGATGTGGTTGGCTTCACTGGACGGATGTTTACGGCCGCAGACAAAGTCAAATACTACACAGACGTTCAGCCTGGATATGTGTTCAATATGGATGCACAGGATTGGACCAGGAAGTTCGTGATAGTCACAGAAGGACCCTTTGATGCCATTACCGTTTCTGGAGTGAGCATACTGGGATCAGAGATAAATGACATACAGCGAGAGCTCATAGACGGACTTGGTAGAAAGGTAATTGTTGTGCCGGACCGAGACGCACCAGGAGAGAAATTGATTAACCAAGCAATCGAGTTTGGATGGAGTGTTGCTTTTCCAGAATGGGACAAAACGGTTGGCGATGTGGCGGATGCTGTGTTAAAATATGGTAGGCTGTTTACTATACAATCAATACTTAAAACAACAGAATCTAGTAAACTGAAAATAGACTTGAAAAGAAAAATGTATGGATAAGGAATTAAT